TAAGAAGATTTTGTGAATAATCTAGTGCTTCTTTAAGAGCATCTTTGTCTAATGCCAAATATACTGTTTTTACTTCAGATTCTACTAATTTCATCATGAGTGACTGAGGAATAGTTTTACCAAATAAAGGAATAGCATTACGTTTAATTGCAATAGCATCAAAAATACCTTCACATAATATAACAGGAATAGACCAATTAATAAAATACTCTAGACCTATAAGTTCTGTTTTATTACAACTAGGAGCATCATATTTACGAGAAGGATCAGGTTCAAATGATCTAGCAATAAAATAATTTACATTTCCATCTTTATCATATGAAGGCACTATAATTCTATTTCTGTATCTTCCTGTTTTACAGTATCCAATATTATACTTTTGTATATCTTTAATAGAAATGTTTCTTTTCTTTAAATAGGCTAAAGCATGTCTACACTCAAGAGATTTATCTGGATTATATAATGAAATGAATTCTTCCGGTAGGGTTACTTTATTTGGTTTAGTAGTATCAATCTTTGTATTATCTCCTTGAAAATAGTTTTTCATTTCGATAATTTTTTCAGTAGGAGCATCTACTTTTTTTAATAGCGACACTGGTGTTTTGCCTTTAGTAGCAGGGTGACAAGTCCAACAATTATATTGTCCAGACTTAATATTCACTATTAACTTAGGATTATGATGCTTACAAACTGGGCAATAGAATGCATAATCCATAGTGGTTTTAGATCCTTTTCCTTTACCAAGAACTGTTTCTAATAATCCTAATACGAGTAACTCTTTGTCCATTTATCAAATATAAGACAAAAAAATGACATAAAAAAATATTTATTAAAAAAAATTTTTCTGTTTCAAATATTTGTTGTATATTGGTAAAACTAATGTCGTATACTCAGGCTCTATGCCATAGCTTGGTTAAATTCCATGAGTGAGTTTTAGAATGAGTAAGCAACACGACTACCAGGAGTAAAGACCAATATATGCTTCAGGTATACAAAAATAGTTGGTAGTGAAAGCCTAAAATAATATCGGCCATATCCGACGGTTTAGTCCGCTAAAGGATTTTAGATATAAGCTACAGATGAAAAACAAAGTCAATTACACTCTAAAAAAAGGCTAAATACCTTTAAACTAGCTATTATGCAAGTAGAAGATTTTCAAATAGAAGGAGATAAAATAACAGAAGAGCAATTAAATGCACTATATATTTACTTATCGATGACATTTGATACTATGAAAGACGAAGAAAAAATGACGTGGTATCAAATAATGCAAAAAATAGATAAAGAATTTTATGAACAAGATTAAATTATTATTACTAGAAGGTTGTAGTAAGTGTGAAAAACTAAAGCAAGAATTAGGTAGAAACTATATTCATTACGATTATGAAGTTTGTAAATCGGATACGGAACTTTGTGATTCTATTGAAGATTTAATAGGATGCTCTAACTATCCTATAGTATTAAAAATGATAAATACTAACTTTATAGAAGAAATAATTTATATAGCAAATATATATGAAGATATAAATAAAAAAATTATATTTAATGATAAAATTAAAGGTAAAGCATTTCACTCTATAGATCAATTGATAGAGTATACAATAAAGTTGTAAATTTATAGTATGAAATATAAACAATTAATATTAAGGAAAATATTCGAATTAAATAATTTGATAAATTCCCAAAGAGCTTTAGTATCTACTGCTAGATCACAAGATGAAATTAATTTTCATTTAGATAGAATAAAATCTAAAATAGAAGAAATTGAAGTCTTAATAAATAGTGAAAGTGAATTCTAAATAAAAAATAAGTTATGAAAAAATTAAGTCCTGAGCAAATGGCGGAAAATTTAGCCAAGTTTTATTCTTTAATTGACAAATATATTTCTGGAATGAGGAAAGATAAACTTCTAGAAATGTATAAAGATATTGAAGAAACTCTTGCTACTTCTCCGGCATCAACTAAAGTAAGTCACCATAATGCTTTTGCTGGTGGTTATTTAGATCATGTTATTAGAGTTACTGAAGCAGCTTTAGTATTTGAAAAGGTTTGGGATAAATTTGGCCAGAATAAAAATTATACAACTGAAGAACTAGCCTTCTCAGCACTTAATCATGATCTTGGTAAACTAGGTACAAATGATGAACCTGTTTACATTCCTAATCAGTCACAATGGCATAGAGAGAATCAAGGTCTTATGTTTAATTACAATCCTGCTATAACTCATATGAGAATTGCAGAAAGAAGTTTGTTCGTACTTCAGAAGTATGGTATCCAGGTCTCAGAGAATGAGTTTCTAGCTATCAGGTTACATGATGGTTTATATGAAGAAGCAAATAAACAATATTATATTACTTATAATAAAGATACAGAATTAAGGTCTAATATCGCTTATATACTACATCAAGCAGATTTGATGTCTAGTAAAATTGAATCAAACTAAAATTAATATATTATGACAATAGGAATTATAGCCCTTATAGTTTGGGCTGTATCTATAATAGGATACATAATTTGGAACTTATTCCAAAAGAATAGAAGACTAGAATCAATGGTAATTACCCAACAGTTGTTTATTGACAATATCAAAGACTGTATGAAAGAGATTAACATTGCTGCAAATCAAATTGATTCTAAATTATGGGTTCAGTCTGATCCTGAGTTTTTGAGCCTTATGGAAAATGTGAAACAAATGCAAACTAGGATTAACGAATTCATAGAAGAATAATATGACTGACATACTATTAAATGAGGAAGAGGTTCTTTTAACTAAAAAAGGAGAACCTAGAAAGAGAAAGCCTAAAACGAAAAATAACTACTTTACAATAGAAACCGAAGAGGCTATTCTAAGATATAGAGCTGCAAAAAATCAAGCTGAGAGGAATCGAATTTACAATCAAGATATTCACTACGGGTTTTATAAGCTAGTAGAGAACATTATTCATACATTTAAGTTCTACTATACAGAGGTTGACAACATAGAGGATCTTAAGTATGAAGTAATATCTTTCCTCCTTCAAAAACTAGACCTTTATGATCAATCTAAAGGTAAAGCCTATTCTTATTTTGGTACAATTGCAAAAAGATATTTGATTATATATAACCAAAAGAATTATAAAAAACTTGTAGCCAAGGCAGATATTGGAGAACAGAATGATGATGACGCATTATTAAATAGCATCCTTGTAAAAGAACCAGAACCAGAGCTAGATAAACTAGATGTGGTCGAGCTTTTTATTAAATACGTAGATGACAATTTATTAGAACTATTCGACAAAACAGATGAAATAAAGGTAGCAGATGCTATCCTAGAAATATTCAAAAAGAGGGAAAATATAGATATTTTTAATAAAAAAGCCGTTTTTATATATGTTAAAGAAATGGCTGACACGCAATCAAATACCATTACGAAAGTAATTAAAAAGCTAAAAAACATCTACAGAACTATCCTCAATCAATATCTTGAAAACAATGACTATTAATATTTATTCTAAAAAGTCATGGAACTTGATAAGGAAATATTCAAAGGTAAAACTATTGCCAATCTTGTAGAAGAGGTATACGATAAGCAAAAAAATCAAGATTCTACAATCAAACAGGAGATCATGAGGCTTGCCGATATGATTGAAACTCCTGGTGATGCTATTGTAGTTGTTCCACTACTTAAAGGATTTATAGACTCTAGTTTAAAGAATGATGAGGTTCTTCTTAAACTACTTAATCTTTTTCAAAAAGCTGCGGAAAATAAAAAAGCAGGTGATACAGAAGATTCTGGTATTCTTACAGAAAAAGATATTGAGCAACTATTTTCTGAGGTTTCTACTATTAAAATCAAGGATCCTAAACAACTACCTAGTGCATAATGGCTACTAATTTTTTTCAAAATAATCCTACAGCACCAGAATCTATTGGTGGACAATATTTCCAAATAGGAAGAGTTAAAGAAGTAGTGATGGGGCCTTATAAAGGAGGGACTAATGAAATAGATAAAGATTATAATAGTCCTGCAGACATAGGAAAAATAAGATATCAAATTTTATATTCAAATTTTAATACATCTAGAGCAGAAGAAATTTCAGAACCTGCTTATCCTATTTTTAATTTTGTAAAACAGTATCCTTTAGTAAATGAAATTGTTTTTATTATAACTGGCCCTACTGAAAGACTCAATGATAAAATAACAAACCAGCAGTTCTTTTATTTCCCGGCTTATAATCTTTGGAACCATCCTAATCATGGCGCGTTTCCTAACTTACAAGAATATCAGAATTTTTTATTAGAATTTTCTCAACAACCTGGATATTCTGGAAATCCTATAGAGCTACCAGATTTACCTTTTGGTTATACTTTTTTAGAAAAACAAGATGTTTTAAATTTACAACCTTTTGAAGGAGATACTATTTTACAAGGAAGATTTGGCCAGACAATAAGACTAGGTAGTACAACGGTACCTGAATTAAAAGAATATAATAGTTGGTCACCTACAGGTAGTGTAGGAGATCCAATTACTATAATAGTAAATAAATTAGGTCCATCAAAGTCACTTTCTAAATTTGATCCAGGAATTGAAGATATTAATTCTGACGGAGCTTCTATATATTTAACTTCTACTCAACAGATATCTTTACAGGATATAAATAATTTCCCTAGAAATTCTTTTAAAGAAAAACAACAAGAAGTAATATCTAGGCCTATTATAAAAACATTCCCAAAACCTATTTCTACTGATGCTACATCTGCTGATGCTCAAGATAAAATAGCAACACAAAATTCCCCAACCGTATAAAATGGCAGCACCTATTCCATATAATCCTCAATTTCCTTTTGCAGGCGAACAAATAGTTTTATCTGCTGATAGGGTTACTTTGCATTCTAAAAATGATGCAATTTTTCTTTTTGGTAAACAAGCTGTTGGTTTATCATCTATAAAAACTATAAATTTAGATGCAAACCAAGAAATATTATTATACTGTAAAAAAATTACTTTAGGACCAAATGCTAAACAACCTCTTGTATTAGGAAAATTTTTTAATGAAAGATTAAAACTTTTTGTACAAGAACTTCAATCCGTTTCTATCTTATTAGCACAAAGCTCTGAATCAGAAATAGGTACTAGTATGCAATCAATAGCTTCCGCAGGTAAAAAATTAAACGAGGCTTGTGAAAAAATGTTAAATGTTATAAAAAACGATTCATTTTTATCTAAAAATACTTTTACAAAATGAGTCTTACTAGAAATTTAGTAAATGATAAATTAAATATAAATACTACATCTGCAAAAGGTTTAGAAAAAGCTATTGCAGCAATCGCTACATTTGTAATTAATGCTCAAAGTAAAACAGATGGCATAATTTATGGAAAATATGCACTAAATGAAGATCAAGGGAATTTAATTACAAGAGCATTTGATAAAGGAATTATTTATATATTAGAAAGAATTTCAACAGTAGATTTTTGTAATTTAATTAATTATTTAATAAACCAAATACCTGGAGGTAAACCTTTTAATCCAGCAGATCCAATACCTTCTGATCCTATAGCTAGAAAAAAATGGCAATTACAAAAATTAGCTTTTGATATACAAAAAATAATTGATGGATATTTTGCAAGTTATGGTGATGCAAATAATCCAGAAAGTAGATTAGGCTTATACAATCTTATTCAAAGTATAAGAAATAATTTTACTGGATTAATAGACACTTTAAATGATCCTGAGATAAGAGAAGCATTTCCTGAGGTTTCTATAGTCTCTAATTTTATTACAGATAAATTAAGCTATTTTGATAAATACGGAAGTGTTAATGCTATTCCTATTGAAGAAGTTCAAAAAATTATATCTGTAGTAGAAAAAACAAGAGCTATTTGTGCTACTGTCCAAGCTAT